GGCGAAGTTTGGTTGAAACCAAGATGCATTGCATCAAATTATTAGGGGATAAACTCAGTGCGAGAAATTTTCAAAGCCAAGTCAATGAGATTCATGCACGTATGGCAGTATTAAATAAATTTACGGACTTAGGCAGACCACATACCCGAGTTGTCACTTAAATTTGAGTAGATATGAGAAGTCTTAACTTTTAAATCTTTGTGCAACAAAGCCTAGTTAAACTATTACATAATAATCTATTGATGCTCAAAAATCACCCATTAAACCATTGTTATATATCTATCTAGTTAATTAGTGGTTTCACACTCCTCGCCATTTGAATCATTGTATTTTCATTATGACGCTGTATTACCTGAGCAGTTTCATTTGGGTTGTCCGCACCATTGATCGTCATTTCAGTTTTATGGGGCTGATAAATGGTCACATGAGACGTTTTAGAGTTTACAGCATTAACTTGGTCTTTATGAGGGTTATTACCAAAAGGAGCAGTATTTCTAATATTTAAATTGGTTGAGAGTTTAAGTTAGAAGACTCACTACCTAAAGAAATAGAAAATGGTTTAGTAATATATTTGGCTAAATCTTTCGTTGTTCCATGGCCGTGCACATTCTTTCCTGAGCCAAAAACCAAACCATTTTTTTTCGATTTTTCGAAAAAGGCATCTACCCAAGCATCCCTGTTTTTCTTATCAGAAACGTAGGGGTTAGCATAATTCAAATGTCCACCTACACCTCCAGAATATGAGGGTAAAATATGGTCTATGTTTTTGATAGTGAAGATTCTTTTAATTTAACATATGATGAACTTGTCGAGATTATTAGTAAGGCTCGGATGACTGGGCCACAGATGATTCCTATTTTAGGAACGGTTGATTAAAAGGATTAAAATTAAATGCAATACGAAAAAATACACAAGATAACTAGCTCGGCTCTTAAGTTTTTTGAAGACCATCTTAAATCTCCAATGATATGGCAAGTCTTTCCCAGAAACTTCTGTGAGGAAGCAAGTAGCTTACTATTAATGATTCTTCAACAAGAAGGCATAAATGATTTTAAAATAATGAAGGGAACAAATATTGAAGAAGAAAATCATTATTGGTTAGAAAGTGAGGAGTATGTTATTGATCTTACAGCACATCAATTTAATGGAATTACTTCACCTTTTATACTTATAGAGAAAAGTAAATACCCCTTAAATAAAATATTTTCACTGGATATACATGAAATTATTGATTTTCAAAATTGGAGTGGTTTAAATCCATATGAGCCTAAAATTCAAAGTATTTTTTATGTAGATTATTACAAATAAAGCCCTCCTCAGAGAGCTTTCACACAAATACCTACACTCACATTGCTATTTATCGTGTGGGCTGTGCATCCTGTTAGGAGAAAGCACAGCAATACTAAAGCTTTCATGACATCCAACTTTTAATTTTGGCTAGATTGGCTTTACGTTCAACTAAGCCATTTGTACCACCATTAATGCGACGGGTTATAGTTAAAACGTCATCACGATCTGCAAGTTCATTCAATCCGTTGTTAGTCCAGAATTTACAAGCGACTAGCAAGCCGATACTGGGGATTGCTACAAGTTCGGGATGTGATTCAAAATCAATACCCAATGCTCGACCATATTTTTTGTAGTTATCACGACCAGTTAACTGGATCGGTCCACGGCCTTTAAAGCGCACACCATCGCCAGCCATAATATTGCCTAGATCTTTACGACCTTCATAGGCTGCACCGCTGGCTATTTCTTCCATGTAACGAAAATTACCTGATTCATGTGCAAGCTGTGCAATGAAATGAGCAAAGCGCAACTCATTGTAGAGAATCGCATAGTCTTTGAAGTGTACATTAGCTGCTAATGCCAACTCTTCAGCTCGGCTTTGATTTGCACCTAGCTTCTTAAATAATGTTGTAAGAGTGTTGCGCCCTATCTTCCCGTCAACTGCAACACCAAGTGTTCTTTGTAGATTGATAAATTTCATTTCACTTTCCTTTAGATAATAAAAAACCGCCCGAAGGCGGCATTAACTGTTTGAAATATCGTTTTTGGCTTTCTTAACTTCTTTAAGTACCTCAATAATGGTCTTACCTTCCTGTTTATCTATAAAATTAAAGATCCAACGGACTAAAGCCCAACCGGGTAATCCACAAACAAAGAAGAATCCACCAAGTGCGATCATCCCCCATACATCAGTAACCCATTCATGAAGCCCCCACTTCACAATAATGAATGAGCCGCCAGCCAAACTTGATACAACCGTACAAATAAGTCCTACAGCCCATTCTTGAGGTGATCGTGGCATACGTGTCATCAATACAACGGCGGCAACCAATGCAACCGCTAGAGTCACCATAATTGCTGCACCATAAAATTTTAAAATTGCTGTTAAACCGCTTGTGGAAACTGGTTCCATAAATCTCTCCAGATATTTTTAGACAATAAAAAAGCACCCGAATTGGGTGCTCAAAGTTCTTATAAGGTTTAAAGGGTTTGTAAGATTTTCCCTCCATTAATCAATTGAGTTGTTAGCGGCGCCACCCCAACAATTGCAGGTCCACCCAGCCCCGGCTGGCCTTCAGTAGTGCCATGGTATTGCCAGTTCCATGTTCCATCATTTGTTGATTTGGTACCGCGTTCACCCCAGTTTCCACCATCTCCAGAAAGTGGTGAACCATAGCGTTCATTCTGCGTTCGATAACCCTTCCCGGGTACCGAAGCTTCAGCATCAGTGATTTTCATAACCATTAAATAACTCTCCAGATAGAGGCGATAATCTTGTGAGTCATTTGAAATCGGCTGTCCAGTCATGACCCGACCAAATGGTGCTCCAGCACCACCAGGAATTCCCTGAACCCCATAAGATGATCCAGTGTAAATACCACTTGGTGTTGCTCCACCACCTGAACCGCCTCGAGCTAACGTCCCTCCATCGATAATCAGGTTTAGTTTGCTGTGCCGGTTCAATAAACCTGGTGCTCCCTGAAAACCATCACGCCGGGTTTTGGTAAAATTGAAGTCTGAATCTTTTTCCCAATCTCCGTAAGCTAGATGTGGCAACCCGCCATCTCCACCACGTCCAACAACTGAGCCTTTAATCGTTAGATTCACCACCAGATCAGGTGGGAACTCCCCTGTATCTATCGCTGGTAATTCAGTTGCAGCAGGAACGATATACTCTCGTTTTGCAGGACTAGAGTTATAGTCGAATTTATAGACAAATCTGGTTTCCGGTCGATAAGAACTTGAACTTGAAACCAGTGCACCTGCTTCAACTACAAAACTGATTTCGCCAGTCGTTGGTAAATCACCTCTTTGCATCTGATACAAACGTGCAAGATTAATATCAAGCTGGTCATATCGAATGTAGATTGGTGAATCATCTACTGGCACATCAATAAAGTCCTTGTCATTGAGGTAATAACGTTCATCGTAATTAATTGCAGTAATGGTATTAGAGAACTGGTCAGCTGGTTCTCTTTTTGCAACCAGATAAGGCAGTGAGCCTTTGGTATCGTCATTAACCACCGTATAGATAGTATTCACAAAATCATCAGGACTAAGCTTTAAGGCCCCGTTCGGTAAACGGCCTAAAACCACCTTGTTCTTGGCAGATCCAGCGGTAACAGGAATAAGGTCCACTGTGCCATCCCCCATTTGCAGATAAATCACATAGCTCTTGCCTGCAATGAAATCTACATCATGGCTTAAGGTGAGGATTAAACCTTCTTGCTGTATCACTTCCCCGCTTTGATGAATACCATTGCGATAATCTGCTACAGCAATACGGTCACGTAGCACAAGCAACTCAGACTCAGGCGCCGCATCAAAGGTAATGGATTTGCGCTGGAAGCGCATCTTGTTCCAAATCCGGTACGCATTGAAATGAGCTTGCCATTTGTTTCGGACACCAACAGATTTCACCTCTTTAGGGTTTTTGGCTCCTTTATCCGGTAAATAGATATTGATACGGCTATCGTCGGTCGGATCCGTGTATTCATAGATCAGTCCGTCGTAGTCATCCATCACGCCAAAGGTCAGGTCATGCTTGTAACTATCCGGAATGATATTCCTGAAGTTAAACAGCATTACAGAGTTATCGGTTGGCCGTTCAAAATAAAGCTTGAGCTTATTATTTTGACGATATGCAGTGCAAAATACGGCATCACAAAGATTGGTAACCAGCTCTTCAAAAGACAGGTTTGTATCATCAATTGTGGTACAGAACTCAGCCGCTAGCGGTGTACCAAAATAATCAACTACATCGTTATATGTGCGATAGATGTTTTCCAGATCAATCTCATCGATCGAACGGCGGCCAATCTTGTCATCGAGTGCCATAGATACCAAAGCATCAGCAAAGCTAGACGTTGGATATAGCTCTGTTGTCATTGCCCCGTTTTTATAAGTCGGCAACATTCGCTGGAGATCAAAATTGATCTTGCGGGACTTAAGAGATAAAGCTCCAGTGGTTGCATAAGTACGCGCACGAAAAACCGTTTCATGCTCATACACTGTGCTTTGCAAAGGATAAGCACCGTAAAGCGCCTGCCACTTTACTTCATCAACAACTGTTGTAACTACCGGAGTCGGAGTTAAACGGCGTGCACGGACACTACAACGCCCCTGAAACGTGACCATATCAAGTGTTGCGCCAACGGTCTGACGTGACTTTGCCGAACCTTTCAAAATGATCTGCTTCAGCATCGGATTACCAATCGCTGCACCAGATTCATTTACCGGTGTTACTTCAACTTCAATCGTGACGTTAACAGCGGCCTGATTCCCACCTGAAGAAACGGTATAAAGTCCATTGGTGGCCACAAAATTACACAGCACCCGACTACGTTCAACATTGTCCAGAATGAATGGACCAATCCATTTTTCACCTATTGAACTGATCTTTGGTGACAAAGCTGCAGTTTGTTGGTTATTTAACTCTTTAAGCTTTAACCAGTTAGCATTAACGGCCGCTGGATTTGATAACGTCATTCGATCATCAGCTACCGATAGAACGCTGTAAGTGCCGTTTAAATAATAAGTCTGGCCGTTATACGTGAATGAGGCATTGGTGATTTCTACACGGTCATTACTTACAAACTTAGTGGTTAAATCTGTGTTGTTTGCCGTTGCCCGAAGGATCTCGTTTGGATATGCAAAATGAAGATAATTGGTACCCTCTAAAGACTGTGTATCTGCAGGACGTAAAACTTGGCCATTAACAGAAGTTTGATGCTGGACCGTTAGTGGCGGCGTGGTAATTTCGGTACCAAGCGAGAAATATGGCTCACCTGAAACAATATCTACATCTGGTCGAAAGACTTCTACCGATGCGCCAGCAATATCAACAATATTGGTTTCACCGTCATAAGCACCGTTAATTTTATAGTGACCACGACCAATACAACCGACTACATGCTCAACTTCAACGTTATTTTCATATACCTTGTAAGGTACTGCGATTAGGTCGGGAGTATTCCACCCAGCTCCATAGTTATCAGCAATACGACCATTCACCCGGATCTTGTTTTCACGGTTAGAAAGTTCATTGTTTGCCGAAGAAGACTGGTTAGTATTTTGAGTAGTCTGGGCTATCGATGGAGTCGGCATTAAAAATGCGATCGCAATACTAATCACAATCGAAACAATAGCAGCGACCCATTTTGGGTTCTCAACTACGATAAAAGTACCCGGTAAGAAATCAAGCTGCTTTAACTCATAAGCATTCTTCGGTGTGACTTCGTTCGCAAATGAAATTTCCGCATGATCCATATTGCTTGTGGTATGAAAGATACGGACATGCTCAGGCATATGTTCATATTTTGAAGTGAGCCATTGCCCAATGGTTTGAGCCTGCTCAATTGTCTTTTCTTCAGACAAAGCGTCTTTTTTATAAATAACTTTAATCATAATAACTGACCCGATTAAACCCCATTTCCATCACAACCTCTTCAGGCAAATAAGTGACTCCGCTTTCCATGAGGTGAAGAATCTTTTGCCCACGAAAAAGCCCCACATGCGGGGGCTTATTTCTTTGTCTCGGATGGAAGGCGACTATGCAGCCTTCCTTGGGCATGGGTAGCGGATTTAAAAGTTTTAACCGTGAAGATAAAAAAGTAATTTTGCCCTTAGGCTGCATAAAGAGTTCAAGCGCTTCAGTCCGATCTATGCCATATAGGTCCATTGCAGCTTCATGAACAAAGTGAACACAGTTGTAGTGATCCTCGTCATATTGCCTATCGAGCAAATGATCATGACTTTTCATATAGCCCCCTTCAAACCACTAAAGCGATCCAGTGCAAAAATGTCCCCAGTTTTAGTGGTATTTAATCGTGGTGATTCAGCCTTGAATGTCACAGCTTTATGGTTCATGGCGACACTTGAGAGTTGCAGTCCAAGTAAATAAAACATTGGAGAGTTCAGATTGTCTGAACTGTAAATCCGGTAATTTACGGTCGGCTTTACATCTGGATATTGCCCTTCGATTACCCGTTCAAACTCATCAGGCATCACATCACCTAGACCAGAGATAGAAACGGTTAATGTCTGGTCCAGATCACCAAGCATTCCGGATCTTTGGATAGAGACTGGCAGGAACTCATAATAGACCTGACCGGATCCTTCCTTATGTTGTACATAGACACCTCGGTCATCATTACGGACTACCCGATAAGTATTCGACAGCGGGATGCTCTGCTCATACCGTCTGGATCTGGCAATAGTAGTAAATGCTGAAAGAATGGATTCAGCCGCATACGAATATTCTGGTGGATCCGGAATGTGTCCACCTAAGAACTTGATTTGTTCGATTTCGTGCGGCGTTTTCGACGCATACGTTTTTTGGTATTTGTAGAGATCGATGACTTTCCCAGAATTAAAGCCTTGTCCTTGTCGGCTTCTTCTTGAATCTTCTGGGCCTGTTCTTTAATGAATAGCCAGATTGAAATACCAATATCACCAAGATTAAGAAGCTTTGAGGCATTCTCAGGCGTATAAGGTTTTTCGGACTCAACAGTTTTACCATCTACGATTTCGGCGAAAACCACACCCTTCCAGTCTTCAATTAAATGGGCAGCACATGCATCCATTAACAACTCGTGATAAAGCTTGCCATCTTCATCTTTTACCATTACATCGTAGCCTTTAGACGAGATCTGGTTACCTGCTCGTTCAATAGCTACCTGAAAGGGTTTATAGGCAATACCACGGACTTTGAACTCAGCCTGTACCTGTCCATCAGAATCCTTATATTCACACCATTTTGATACATCCGAGCTTTTAATAATTCCGACTTTTAAAGCCATAACAACCTCTAATTTTTAGAAATAAAAAAGCCCATGGGTTTCCATAGGCTTTGTAACTGAATAAGCTGATTACACAAGAGCTCGTACAATCGTTGGACTGGTACGCACTTGGGCAAAATTGATATCTATTGTAATGATGTCATCACCGCCGCCATCCGGGTGATTAGCTTCCTTAACTTCAAGTTGTGGGAAGTTAAACGAGTACTTACTGCCTTTGGTATCTGTAATATCGAAGGTCAATGTAAATACATCACGGGTTTTAATAGCATCAATCCATGCGGCAGATGTTGCCGAGAACATGAAATTAGCATTAACGCTAATATCCATCATTTTCTCTAAGTAGAACTCAGGCGTGTATTTGCCTGAACCAATACAACGGATTGCTTCCAGATTATTACTAAAGTTGATAGTGAGTGTCTGCAGACAAGCTTTACCCTGAATTGATTGGCCATTAATAAGTAGCTTTTCAACGTTTGGCATACTCACCAGTGGGCGAGTCGATGCTGGAATAGGATTGGTAACAGGGTTGACCTGCTGTCGTGTAAATGAGCTACCTACTAAACCAAAGTTACCAGTGATTTTGCCTGTGGTCTGTATTGTCATTTCACCTGTATTCACTTGAATACCACGATAAATAAAGACTTGACCAATATCTTCAAAGACTTTTACCAAGGTAAGAGACTTACGGACTCCACCACCAAAACTTAAAGCATTTGCAGCCCAGTTATTGAAAGCGAGAACATTTAAGAATAAATCAAAGGTACCTAGCGATAATTCAAATTCTAACTGACCAGTTACTTCAGCTTCCGTTACTACAGCACCTTGGCGAAAACGTGAATCAACTACTTCACTGCTATCTTCAGTAGTAACATTTTCGGTCAAACTATCAGTAACACGGCGTACTGTGTACCAGATCGGGTTTGCCGGAGTTGTACCTAAAACTGCTTCTTCACAAGCATATAATCGAATTTTTGCGCCTGAACTCATTTATGGTTCTCCAAAATTTAGGCAATAAAAAACCCGCTGTTTAAGCGGGTTATTAAAGTGTTTCGTCTGTTTCTGAGATTTCTGGCGGTTCCACGCCATTCATGGCTGCAGCAACTGCCTGAGATAAGTTAGTCGGCTGGAAATCCACTGGTGTTTCACTCAACGGCTCTTCAGGCTCTGGTTCAGGTTCTTCATGCAGACGGATATCAATCCAGCGGCCTTCTGGAATATCAAGTGGATTTTCGAGATCAGCTACAATGGCTGCCTTTTCCACATCAAACTTACGTTTATAAGTTTTAATAGAAAGATCACCATTTTCTAAGGTTGAATATTCAACTGCTACTACCGTATTACCGTTGGCATCCTTAGGTACTTCGATATACCAACCTTCCTGTGCAAAGCCTAAAGAGCCCTTAATCAGATAGTCACCAGTGCCTAATTTGTCAAAAGTGATCGGTTGCTTGGCAGCATCGTTATTTAGCTCAATATGACTTTGGAAAAGCTTAACGACTGGTGAAGCGGCTTTAATAAAACCATTTCCATCAGTTGTAGTATTTTGTGCAGTCAATAAATTAAACCAATTAGACCAAGTACCACTATTATTAAATCGATACTTCAGGGCAGAATATGAGGCAGCTTTCCCAAGCTGAAATGAATGACTTCCATCTGTATATAAACCCATTGAGCGTCGGGTACAGTGTAAAAAGAAACCATAAGGACCAATACTATTACCAGTATCATTTGTTAAAGTGTCATCTGTTCGAAAAAAACCATTATTAAGAGGAGCAACCATATCAGATACACGAGAACCTTCAGCCCCTATCCCCCAATCACCGACTCTTAGTGCTCGTCCCGGCGTAGGATCATATTGACTTGTTGTTGACGCTAGTACAGCAGCAGTTCCTAACCCCAAATTCATTCTAGCTGTCTGTGCATTATCAGCTCCTAATCCTCCCTGAGAAATTGATAAAGGGGTTGTAAGTCCCTTAAGCTCACTAATATCACTATTTACCCCACTTGCAGCTGCGCCTAGGTTAGCTCGTGCACCAGCCGCTGTAGTTGCCCCCGTTCCACCTTGAGAGATAGCTGCAGTACCAACTACTTGAGAAAAGTTGGGTACCAGATTGGGAATACCTGACGCAAATGGCAACATAAACTGCCGCTTGCCCTGTGAGGCGTTATATGGGAATGGCCGATGATCCCAACTAAATTTAAAAACAAGATTTGCCATTATGCTGTTACCCCATCAATCACTTGGAAAATCAGAGTATCCGTGTGCTGGGTGACTCCACTTACAACAGCTTTAATATCCATCTGGCACAGACCTAAAGGCCAAGCTGCTGTGCTTGCACCTGATTTAACGTTAAGCCATCCCTTCTGTGTGCTCTGGTTTAATGCTGCGCAAGTCAAGGTAGCCACAGCAGCGCCATCAGCCAGAGCTTTAACCTGTGAAGTGAAGGTATAACCTGTAAGATCAATTGCACGACGAACATCATCCGGTGGATACTGCAGGGTTTCATCCATATCAACCAGCTGCAAATTCAAGTTGAATGTGTCACCACGCTTAAAAACAAAATTGCTCATAAGTGATTCCTATAGACATAAAAAAACCACCGATGAGGTGGTAGTGAATAAGACATAAAATACCTCTCAAAAAGGAGGTCTCATAATTCAAATTAGTTAATATCTAGGTTTATATCTCTTGTTTCCTCCACTCGTAATACAGTAGTGCCCACCTCTAGGACCCACGCAATAATCCACCACAGCACATGAACAATCACTATCGTAGTAGGTTTTTTTCTGTTTTCTTTCAGAATGATGAGGATGAGATTTTAAGGCCTGATAATTATTTGACGTGGTTGATCGAGACTTTTGTTTAAAGCAACCATCCGTTTCACATAATAGCTTTGTTGATAACCACTGAGGTGATGAGGAATTTAAGGAAATACGTGCCCAGTTTCCTTTCGTCTCATAAATATCAACTTTTTCTCCACGTCCTAACTTGCCTACTACGTGACCGTTTGGTTTATCTCTAATATTTAAAGAATTAGTGTTGATATATTTTGATTCGATAACTTCTTCTACTGCACTCTGTGCATTTTCTGAATCTGAAGTTTGTTTTGGAGAGTTATCATTGCCTGAACCAAAAATCCCTAAAGCTACTAATCCTGCGGCACCCCAGCCTAAAGTTGATTTTTTCATGTTTTACCATTTGTTATAAATTTCTATTACTGTAACAGAATGTAATCACAAATGATAATATGCTGAGGTCATTAAAAATAATCGCCTTGCAGTAGCTTTTTCTTGAACTCAAAGCTCATTATCTAAATCGACACTTACTCCAGTAACAACGTTATGTTTAGGTCCTCCGAGGCTGTCAACATTAGCCAAGCGTATATTCACATCAGAAACACATAGCTTGTTTTCAGATTGCCATTTGCTCAACTCAACAGACATAACATCTTCAAGATGTCTTTCCAGTTCTTGCCGTTTAATTTCGATTTCTTCTAAAGTCAGCATACATGACATATCAATTCACCTTAAATCCAATGCTCACATTATACTGAATAAAATCAGCATCTTTACCCGCATAGATGGATTCGCCATTCAAACATTCTAAATGTTCGATGGTGAAATATTCAAAATGTGCCAGCAATCCATCACTAAGAATTGTTAAAGCTTTCTCTCCAGTATGTAATCGATCAAAGCATTGAATCATGATATTACCGGTACGGCGTGTACATGGCTTATCTGCAATACCTGAAGTAAAACTCGGACCACCTGCAATCGTTAAACGGCACCATATACCTTCCTTTGGCACAGTAAAGCCTGGTGCATTTGGATATTGGATTCTGTCCTGAGCAATACCGGTAAAAGCTTGCATACGATTAATAATAGCTTGCCTTGTCTGCTCTAAAGTCATTGCCATTTTAGCCACCGTACTTTTGAGAAATAAAATTAAAAGTGAGGCCATAAATACCTTGTGGTGCTTGATCAGACCAGCCGTTTTCTAAGCGCGGTCCATAAGCTTTATTGTTTTGGATATAAACTAAATTGCCTAACTTAATCTTCATTGCCTGAATCGCTGCATCATTAATAGGATTCGTTTCAGGTTCACGTACACCGTAATCAGCGGCTCCAACCGAAACAATATGTGAAGCACGGTATGCACCAGTATCAACCGGACTTAAATTAACTAAGGATTGCACGGTATCCATGACAATATTCTTTACATGGTCTTCTGCTGCTTTAGACACATCAAGACTAAAACTAGTCGGCTTTTTCCCCTTCCACCCCATGACTTTTAACCTCGCTTTCCTCATACATCTTAAAGAGATCCTGAGCGATCGCCTGAATTGAATAAGCTTCAAACTCAGAGCTCGGTTCTCGTTCACCCATGAGCTTTTTAATCTTTTGCCAGACATGAACAGCTTCATGTAAAAGCAATCCATACACTTCAATCTGATTTCTTTCTGAAGTATCACCAAGCTGAACAACTGCATATGCACCTTCGGAATAGAAATCAACCTGAGCTGCAGCCCCTTCAATAGACAAGAATTGATCGACCTTATTCATGTCCTCAAATAGCAAATCCATATGCAGTTGATTTCGAACTAATGTGTAATGCACATGCTGAAATGGTGAGATATGCCACAAAGGAACGTAGTTTGTATTTACCATTAAAACTCCTAAATTGCGCCCATTAAAAAACCCACCGAAGTGGGTTTTAATTTATGCAACTGAGCACTTTTCTAATTTTAAAGACCAGTCTTCTCCAAACCTTCGATTAAGATAGTTAGTAATTTCTTCTTCGTATTTTGGAAATGTTGCCTCAGTTACTACTACAGCATTTCGACCACCTGTAACTCCATATCGGTCAAAGCCATTTTCAGCATCTCTAGAAGTTGTATTATTTGAAAGATAAACTTTTGCCTTACCATCTTTAATTAGACTAGCTTTGCCTCTTACATTTGGGCATTTCTTTTCTGGGATTTCAATGACGATTACATATGCTTGAGTTGCCATAATTTAATTACACCTTCTCAATTATGAAATCAACGCCAGTTGTCATTCCACCACTAAAACTATGGGCAGTTAACTTAGCAGACTCTTCATCATCTATTTGACCAAATTCTACAGCTTTTTCTTTTGAATCTGTTGTAGTAAGCAATCCCTCATTGTCTGGAATTAAATATTTACCAGAATCGGTTAATTTAACGATATACCCCATAATTTCCCCAAGAAAGTATTTTAAAAATAGGTATATAGCTTAAATCAACTAAATTAATCAATACAAGCTTATACCTTCCTCAACTGACATTTCCAAATAGTAGAGGCTGGATCCTGTTGAATATGAATTACCCGAAATGAGCCTAAGGCTGTTAGCCACTCAGCTTTACGCCATCCACCAACATTGAACATGACTTTTTCGCACTGGCCCAACACCATAGCTTGCTTGCTTTTATATGCAGAAGAGGCCCACGCGAATGCTAAAAATTCTTCATTATCGTGAAGCAGCTCAGCTATGTGATCATGATCGGGGTTATAAAGAGGTCCACCAATAGTTAAGTAATTAGCAACTACCCAGTTTTTTAAATCAGGCGCAGGTACTATGCGTATCGCTTCCTCTTCATCTGCTTGGTCTATAAAATCAGTTGGAGGAAATGGTCTGATCTGCTCCATCTTCAATTCTCGCTAATTCACTTTTAATCCAGTTGATGACATATCCCGACAAAATAGAATCTGGATGAAAGCGCTCTATTTTGTAACCCATCCCTTCAGCTTGATCATATCGATCAAGACTCCATGCTTTATTCGCCAGCTTTCCACCACGTCCACCAGACCAAGGCCCACCCTCTATTTCAATGAGCAAACGCAATTTCACAATATGAAAATCAAAGCGCCAGTGTTTGGTATGGATCGGTTGAAACTTCTGTTCAAATCCAATCGCCAAATCCTCAAGCTCTTCCTTAAGTGTTGCCTCAGCCTCGAGATATTTTTGCTTCGCCTTAGGCAATGGCCGGCTTTTAGGTTTAGTTTTAGGTTCTTTTTTCCGAGTAAGCCAAAAGTATTCTGTAGAATCCATTATTCTTACCCATAAAAAAAACCGCCCTTAGGCGGTGGCTAAACTCACAGGCAATATAATATTACTTCTTAAAAGTTGACTTATAGAGCTTTGAATTAAAGTAATCCGTAATTTCTTTACCTTCGTTTTGAATTTTTTCCTCATTTAAGGGTAAAAAATCTAATTCAGATTTCAAGCTCATATACTCTGGAATAAACTTCATTATAGGCGGAGGTGGTTTAGGTCCACCTTCTGTAATTTTTTCGATTAATCCAGCTAACCATAAAATATACTCATCTTCTGAATTATGAGGAGGAATCAAACTCACATCTATTTTTACTTTACATTCATCTAATGGTCTACTGAACAATTCAACAAAATCAATAAAATTAAATTTTAATTTAAATTCTGTTCCCTCAATTTCTCTGCGTATACATGTCATAAGTAAGTTCATATTTTCAATACAGTCATGTGAAAATAATTCCTCATCTTTAATTTTGTTATAAATATTTTCCGCAAACATGAGATACTGTGGCATTTCAGCAGCTCCTCATTTTTATAAAGTATTTTTTCTTAAGGTAGTCCTATTATAACAATGTTGCAACAAGAAATTTTCCATTTTTAGTTTAAGAAAATTTTAAAAATTATAAAAACGATTATATTCAATAAATTAGTACAAATAAAAGCTATGGAAGTTTGATCTTTCTATTGAGCTTTAAAATGGATTATTGTGTTTAAATCATCAATTTAAAAAGCTTGCCTAGTAGGCAAGCTCCCCCTTTTTTTGATATTTGCGCTGATCAATAAGGTTTAGTGTTACTTAAAGCAACACACTGATAATACTGAAATATTTAAAAATAAAAAAGCCCACTTCCTATTTTTATTCAGAAATGGACTTAGCGAAAAAAAACGCTTAGACCTGAAATAGGAAATATCTTCTTGCTAATACTTCCTTCTTTAATAATTACATAGAAAATAAAAGGAATCAATATAGCCTATAAAGACTCTCTAGTAGAAATTTGGATTGAGAGTACATTTACACCTTACACTAGTTAGCAAGAGATGAGATATAATTATAAATTACTTCTAATAAGTTATATAAAAATTTAAGTTTAGTCCTTCTATTGAAGAATAAAGATAATTAAAATTGATTTAAAAAAATCATTCTTCTATTAAGACATTGCTATAGCATAAGAACTTTTGAACTATAGCCTTGATATGATGTGAAAGCATTACAGAATATTAACATCTTATGATCGATTTTTCTAATAAGTGATATATCACTGAAATTTGAACTAGGTCACATTAACGGATAAATTAATGTTTTACAACTAACCGAAATTCTAGTTATTCTTTGTTAGTATAGTAGGCGCTAACTTTTTAGGCTTTATATAAAAAAAACCACCAATTGGTGGAATGTAACTAAAATTTTCATATTTTATAATTTCGACTTAATCAAATATTTTAGTTTTTTCATTTCTCAAAAGGCAAGTATAGATTAAATTCTAATTTTACTAATAAAGCACACATTCCTAATAATACTCCAATGATAATTACTAAAGCATCCAAAGCTATACTTCCAATTATTATCATTAAAACTGATGCTAACATCAATAAGAGGAAAACAACAACACCAACATTGTTATTCATGATTTATCCTAGAATAAAATAATAATCACGCAATTTACATGAATACAATTTATATACAATACTTATACAATATTTTTTTTTTTCAAAATACGAAATATAAATAAACGGATTTTTCAATTTTAAAATTTTAGTTTTGTGATGCAATTATCATATTTAATAGGACAATGTGAAAAATTACATTAAAAATTAAAATTAGTTTGACTACTGTTCTCTTATTCTCTTTTTTTATTAAAGCAATATAGAGTATCCTTCTTTGAATTAAATATAAAATCCAAATACAAACCTGACTTCTATGTACTTTAGAATTTCTAATCTCGCTTGATAGCAATAAAATTGACGTCTTCGAGTATTATTACCTTGTATGATCAAACTCTGCCCAAAGATGGGTTAGAATTAAGCTATTTGGAGCACTGCTAAGCTGCAAAAAAAATTTCAAACTAACATTCTTGAATAAAAGTCAAATAAAATTTTTCGTCTCAGCAATATTATGTATTAAGACATTTAGAACAACAGTACCATTATAAAATTTGCGAGTGAATTTAAACGGTCCAAATATAAGTTTTAGAGCTTTCTCTCAACTATGAATTTCAAGTCATACACACTTAAGTCACTCCATATTTTTTTAAACTGAAATTTAGGAATTATGTAATCTAAAAAAAGTCCGCACCTTGGGGAAGGTACGGACTATAAACTGAATAACTACATAGGAAGTAGAATACCCGTTTAATATAAATAAATTTCACGTTTTTATCAAGTCATATATTAAACTAGTAACTTATAAAAACGTATTGGCAGACCTTTGTAAATCTATTTAATACAGTCATATAAAATTTAAAATAATTCTTTAATCGCATCTTTAGCAATCAAAATCCTTTGATAAAAAAATTACTTTGCTTTCTTCTACTTCGAAACAATTATCTTAGTTGATTTAAATACTCATTTAATAAATCCATTTACAATTAAAAGCTCTTGCAATAATCGATATTTAGCAGAGCTTCTTAAAGCTTATACAGTTTATCGTGGAAGATATCTTTTTGAACCTGTGCTATTAAGGCAGTAATGTCCACCTCTAGGCCCAACACAATAAGTTCCAGATGTGCAATAACAAGAGTTATTAGTCGTTTTACTATAACTTCTTGGAGTCCGTGTAGTAGTAGAACTTCTAGTTCTAGTATTATTATAGCTTTTTGATTCTCTTTGAGGAGTTGAGTAAACAGGCTGCCTGTTATCAAAGCTTCCTTTTGAATATCTATAGGTGACTGGTGGAGTATAACAACCAGCAAAACTGCACAAATATTTAGTATCTATCCATTGTTGTCTATCCATATTTGGATTTAATAACGCCCATTCATCTTGGTACCAGAATACATAAACTTCACTTCCCCCTTTCAATTTAAAGATTTCTTTGCCATTTGGCATATCCTTGACTGGAGCGGTATCAACACTAATCGGCTTTGTTGCACAAAGATTTAAAAGTTAAGACTTCTCATATCTACTCAAATTTAAGTGACAACTCGGGTATGTGGTCTGCCTAAGTCCGTAAATTTATTTAATACTGCCATACGTGCATGAATCTCATTGACTTGGCTTTGAAAATTTCTC